ATGAAATTTAAAATATTATTATTAAGTTTTATTGCCACCAGTTGCTATGCTAATGAAAGTACAGCTGACCCAGATATTTGTAATATCGTAAAAAAGGTCGCTTATAACGTGATGGAAGCACGGCAGCAAAAAGTACCAGCACAAGATTTACAACAAATTGCTGATGGGCTGGCAGATGAAGAAGCCAAGCAGCTTTATCAAGACTTAATTAGCTCAGCTTATGCTGCCAAAGTATTTAAGACAAATTTCTTTAAACGCCGAGCAATTGAAGATTTTCAAGCAGGATGGTATGAGGAATGTTTACGTAGAAATGAATAATAATTAAAAAATAATGAGTATTTAATTTTTAAGAACAACTAATTAGTTAAGAGAATGAAAAATAGACTGACAGGTCTGTCTAGGTGTTTTAATTTAAAAATAAAATTCGAATTTATAGGTATTTATTTAAAAATAAATGCTCCGAAGATGCCGCTGCATGTCGTTACCCTTGAACCCTAAAGTTCAGCGGGTCTTTCTCAATTTTAGCAATACTGTACAATATTAAGCAATACCTAACGATATTAAAAAATCAATATTTTTAGTAATTTATATTAAAACAATACAATGCAATATTACACAATCTTTAGCAATACAAAAATAGTCTATTAATGGTCTATTTCGGTAAATATGGTCTATTTTTCTGGTTTAAGTCTATTAAAGGTCTATTTTTAATTGATTAAAAAAGCGGCACTTAGCCGCTTATGCTGTGTGTGCCATTTTGTTTTGTTCAATATAAGCCAAAACATCAGCCTTCACATAATTTACTTGGCGTTTATGAGGCTTTGAAAAGGGAATACCTCCACCTTCACATCTTTTCTTTTGCAACCACGGTAAGGATACGTGCATAACAATAGCTACTGTTTCAGGTGGAAAAGTTTGATTATCAGCAGCTTCCCAAAATTCCTTCTTAGCAGCCTCTTTTTCTGCATGTGTCATCCGATCTAATTTAGTTAAGCGTGACATTTATTTCTCCTTACTTTCCGCTTTAGGGTTTGCCCACCAAAGAACAGGGCCATTTTCTGAATCATATGCTGCTATTAGAAATAAGCCTTCTTGTGGTGGCTGCGGCTTCCAGTTGGACCAATCACAAAGATTATCTTCTGGAATCTCTTCAATATCCCAATAATCAAAGTTTTCGATTTCTATAGAAACACCAAGATTCTTTTGCAGTTGTGCCCATTGTTCTTTTGTATAAAACTCAGCGTGCTCTCCAATTGTGTCATGTAGCTCTATATCAGGATGGAACCAGCAGCTATTTAAATCATCCGGTACTTGTGTTGGTTGTATTTGATATTTCATTCCTCAGCTCCATTTCCGTAAAATTGTTTTGCCTCATCAAAGCTTTTGGTTACAAGGGGAGCAGAACCTTTCTTGTAGCAAATTACAATTTCATCAAATTTAAAAACACGTTCAGCTGTCTTCAAATCAAAGCATTGGTACATAGGTTCACTAAACCAACTCTCTACATAAAATAGATTTTTAATATGATCTTTGCGGGAACCGTGCCATTTCTGGACTTTAATAACATCATCGAAAATTTCTAAGAAAAAGTTGTTGCCTTCTTTTTCATGCATTCTTCTATAACGCTCAACAGCTCTTTCAGCCATCTCTTTAGAAGCTGCTGGTGTTTGTCTAAAAGGGCTGTAACCTTCAGGTCGCATTGCAACCGCCCATAAAGTTGATTCACTCATCCTTCAGCTCCCATTAATTTAGATTCATCATTAATTCCACAGGTGGACGCATCCTCTACTATTTGCTTAAAAGTTCTTAGCAAAATGTAATCTGTGCTTTCTGGGAGGCTTTCCCAAAAATAAGTGGTTGTAGCAGTAATGGTTAAAGCTTTAATACTTTTAGCTTTTGGATTTCCATATAGTTTGTGGTTTTGCTTGTGGTTTATGGCGCTTTCTAAGACTCTTTGAACTCGGTTTAAACCACCCCATTCATCAACCTTTTTACAATTTGCGATTATTTTCTCTAAGGCTTTTGGGCAAACTCCACACTCTTTAATCCAGTAGGGGCGAATTTTCAAAAGTTCTTCAGCATCGACTATTTTTCTGTTAAGCATGTTGACAAAAAAAAGTGCTTTTTCTCTTTTATTCATCCTTCCGCTCCTGGTTCGCTTTTAACTAATTGTTCAATAAACTCTGCTATTTCATTTGCACCTACTACAAACAAGCCATCAAAAGCTTCGTATGACATAAAAGATTCCTTTGCTATCCATGCTTGAATTTCATTGAGGATTTGATTCGGCACCGGCTGAGCTTTGGCTTTATTCCATAACTGCCAAGCGTCATTAGTTACAATATTGAAATAGCTATTCATTGTTTCACTGAAGGCTAGGATGTTATTTTGACGAATAGCACTTTCACGTTTAAATATTTCTGTAGTTTTGAATTGTGATTCAAAAGGGATACGTTCATTACCTGTCATTTAAGCCACCATCTCTGCATATTCTTCTTTAGTCCACTCAACAAACTCTTTATAAAGTTGTTGAGCGGGTTTATTTAATCGGTTGTGATAGTCGATCGTTATGCGGCGCCAAGCGACTGGTACAGCATAATGCTTGGTTAGAAACATTGCTTGATCCATGCCTTGCCGGACTATTACGTAGCCCAGCAATTGCAAGTAGTACATAAAACCAAGCAAGTGTTTTTGGCTCACTTTCTTGTACTGATCCTTCATATTAGAAACCGTCCACTAATAGATAATCAGGGGTAGGTTCAGGTTGAGTAGGTGTTGGATTCTCTAATTCATAGCGGCGTTTTCTTATAAAGCCCATAAGCTTTGGTTGAATTAGCGGATCACGTGCGGCCACATCTATTTCCAAAGCATCTAATGTTGTGAGGTCGGGCGCGTTTTGGATCTGGACCATTAGTGAAGGTGGTTCAGTTGCAGATACCTTAGATTTTTCGAGCTCTTCAAGTCGCTTGTGAGTTGCAAGAAGCAAAGGCTCCATTTGTTTATCTGACCAAGTGCGTGTGTATCGATAAACGGCATTTACTTCTTCTGGCGTTTTTGACTCTTTAACACGCTGGAGAAGGGTATCTAATGTCTTCTGATATTCTGGATCTGATTCAAGTTCATTAGATACTGGACTTAATAGATCCTCGGAAGCTGAGACATTAGTTTGTTCTGTAATAACAATCGTTGGCTTATTATTGGTAGGAAAAACTTCAGAAGGTATTACTTTAGCTGGTGTCTCAGCTTTTGATTTTTTACCACGCTGTTTTTTTGGTTCCTCACCTAGGCGAATAACACTTAATTCGTCACTAACTTCAAAACCTAAGGCTTTAGATAGTGCTTTTAATTGAAGCTTGGCGTTTTCTGCATCACGCTGAACAAAGCCACTATTAATAGAATCAATAAGTGCGTTAGTTTTAAAATCTAAAACATAAACCGTATGCGAATATGTACTGATTACAAAAACTTCCTGACCCTCTTCATATTCTTCAATAGTCAATGGTTTTGTGAAAGTAATACCAGCTAATTCAATTGATTCAAGCTGAATACAAAACTCGTAATGGGGCAGAACAAATACCGTTGCAGGCATTTGATCTAAGGTGCTGAATGACTTATCAGCTTTAAGTGTTCCATCCCCGGCATAACGACAAAGAACAGTTTTACCTTTTTGAAGAGCTGCAAATGCTTCAGCTGCAGTTAGTAAATTAGTCATGAAAAGCTCTCCTTTTAGTGATGTAACGACTGTTGTTGCTGAACTTGCTGAGGATTGTTTTTAGGAGCCCAACCCATCTGATCAGCACGTGCTTGGCAAGCTCTATTGATACCCGCCTCATACGTAGTGCCTTTAAACTTCTTAATTGCAGCATTTAAGATGTTAGTGTCAGGTGCATCTTTAATTGCTTTCAAAGCATCTTGATATAGTTGGTCCTGAGTACGAGGTGGCTTCTGGTTACCACCCTGAGCAGTTGTCTGGTTATTCTGGTTTGTATTTTGACCTGCTGGGGTAGAAGCATTTTGCTCTAAATAGGCATAGTCATAGTTGTATAGATATTTACTTCCATCAAAATTACCGAGGTAAACATCAGCTGCCACACCAATAGCTTTAAACGCTACACCAAGAGCATCAGTAACGGCCTTTTTATAACCTTCATCAATCGCTACTAATTTGCCTTTTTGAACTTCAACAATTGCTGAACCGCCGTTGCCGAAAAATTCCTCACCCCAAACACCATCAATCTTGGTTTTTACTGCTACTTCAGCAAAAGCCATAATGGTTCCATCTGGCGCGGTTTCAGACCATAAACGTACATGTCTATAAGTCCAGCCATGACCTACAGGACCAAAGGCCTGTGTCATAGCCATTAAACGCCATTGAGGGTTAATATCTGATTTACCTTTTAAGTAGCCAATCTCAATCTTTTTAAGAAAATTGGTAGGCGTCTGCTTAACTGCATTCCAGATATGTAAGTTGTCTTTTGAGTTTTCAGTTGTCATTTTTCTTATCCTCATCTAGAGCCGGTGAAGCCGCGCTTAGTTTTATAAGCTTTGCGGTCATAAGTAGGGATGTTTGTTTCACGCAGTTTTATAGCGAGCTGCTTTCTGCGCTGAAAATCGATTTCTTGGGTGAGTTCATTCCAAACTTTTGGATAAGAAGTTTGGAACCTGAACACATTTAAAGGCGTCTTAAATCCGTCTTTAACTTTGTAAAGAACTGAGCCATTAGCATTAGATGCGTACACTTGCCAGCCAATGCGGACAGAGTAGAGACCCTTATCATCACGGCCTAAAAATGACTTGTAGCCGTCAGGATGTTTTTTGAAATTAGTCATCTTTAAGCCTCCACCAACTTGTTACGTTCGATGAAGCCTTTTAGAAGGCCATTGATGTTTCGGATGTCTTCAAATTCGGTGAAATCGTTATATGACTTACCATTAACATCAGTGATTTCATTTACTGTGAGTTGTGTAATATCAACAGCGGTGAATTCAGAACCCGGAACGCCGTAGCTGTCAGGATGGGCTTCAAAATCAAAGCTCACATTTAAACGGAAGCTATCTAATTTGATGACAGCAACTCCAGAATGTTTACCTGTGATTTTCGCGGTTAAAACACCGTAAGTACTTGGTTGAGTCTTAGGGGTAAAAAGAGTAGGCGCTTCTTTTGTTTGGAAAGCTGGTTGCAATTGGCAAGCAACTAAAGAACCACCAGAGATTGCAAGAGCAGCCATGCTGACAAATGCAAATGAGTTGAAAGGAGGAGCTTTTACGTTCAT